CCGCGGCGCCTACGGGCTGCATGGTCGCGAGATGATCGGGTGGCTGACCCACCTGCAGCACACGCGCGGCAAGCATGTCTGGTTCGTCGGCATCCTTGACGAGCGGCTCGACGACTTCAATCGCAAGGTCTTCCAGCCGCAGATCGACGGATCGAAGACCGGGCTCGAGCTGCCGGGCATCGTGGATCAGGTCATCACCATGGCCGACATCCCGGACCCGGGCGGCCAGCCGCAGCGCGCCTTCGTCTGCCAGACGCTGAACCCCTGGGGCTTTCCGGCAAAGGACCGCTCGGGCCGCCTCGACAGGGTCGAGGCCCCGCATCTCGGAAGGCTGATGGAGAAGATCCAGCGCCCCGCGGCGCCAGCCTCCGAACGCCTGACCTGGCCGCCGGTGACCCCGGCCGATCCCGCCCCCGCGCAGGAGGCCGGCCATGGCTGAGCGCCTCTCGCCATGCCCGGTGTCCCGATCCGGTCGCCGGGGTGGCTTTTCCCCACTGACGCCGCTGCGCGTCCCATCCTCCAACTGAAAGGAGCCGCGCAATGTCCGGACCTTGGAACGACTTCAACTCCGCGCAGTCCAACACAAACGTCATCCCGAAGGGCACGCTCGCCAAGGTGCGCCTGACGCTCCGCCCCGGCGGCTTCGACGACCCCTCGCAGGGCTGGACCGGCGGCTGGGCGCGCCGCGCCGCCAACGGCGCCGTCTACCTGGACGCCGAATATACCGTGCTCGAAGGGCCCTACGCCCGGCGCAAGGTCTGGTCGCTGATCGGCCTCTACAGCCCGAAGGGCCCGGACTGGGCGAACATGGGGCGCGGGTTGATCCGCGGCGTCCTCAACTCGGCGCGCGGCGTGTCCGACAAGGACAACTCGCCCGAGGCGCAGGCGCGCCGCCGCATCAACGGCTTCGGCGATCTCGACGGCGTCGAGTTCATCGCCCGCATCGACATCGGCACCGACACCAACGGCGAGGACAAGAACGAGATCCGCGCTGCCGTCACCCCCGATCATCGCGACTACGCCGCGCTGATGGGCACGGTCGCGCCGCAGTTCACCGCCGCCCCGGCGCAGGGCCACGCCGCGCAGCAGCCCACCACGGCCACCCAGCCCAGCCAGCCCGCTTCCGCCCCCGGCGCCGCCGGTCGGCCGAGCTGGGCGCAGTAAGGGGGAGACCGGCCATGCGCCTTCGCCCCCGCCAGAAGACCTTCGTCGAGCGCAGCGTGGCTGCGCTCGCCTCCCGCGGCAACACGCTGGGCGTGGCGCCCACCGGTGCGGGCAAGACCATCATGCTCTCAGCGGTCACCGGCGAGATGATCGGCGACGGCGCCAAGGCCTGCGTGCTGGCGCATCGCGACGAGCTGACGGCGCAGAACCGCGCCAAGTTCCAGCGCGTGGTGCCGGGCGTCGCCACCTCGGTGATCGACGCCACCGAGAAATCCTGGAACGGCCAGGTCGCCTTCGCCATGGTGCCGACGCTGGCGCGAGCGTCCAACCTCGCCGACATGCCGCGCCTCGATCTGCTGGTCGTCGACGAGGCGCACCATGCGGTGGCCGACAGCTACCGCCGCATCATCGACCGGGTGCGCGAGGCCAATCCCGACGCCCGCATCTTCGGTGTCACGGCGACGCCGAACCGGGGCGACAAGAAGGGCCTGCGCGAGGTCTTCGACAATGTCGCCGATCAGGTGCGACTGGGCGAACTGATCGCCTCGGGCCACCTGGTGCCGCCGCGCACCTTCGTCATCGACGTGGGCGTGCAGGACGAACTGCGCTCGGTCCGCAAGACCATGTCGGATTTCGACATGGCGGAGGTCGCGGGCATCATGGACCGCGCCCCCGTCACCGACGAGGTGATCCGCCACTGGAAGGAGAAGGCGGGCGACCGGCAGACCGTGGTGTTCTGCTCCACCGTCGCCCATGCCGAACACGTCACCGACGCCTTCAGGGCGGCGGGCGTTTCCGCCGCGCTGATCCACGGCGATCTGGCGGCCGAGACCCGCAATTCGATCCTCGCCGACTACGCGGCGGGCGACATCCGCGTCATCGTCAACGTGGCGGTGCTGACGGAGGGCTGGGACCATCCGCCCACCTCCTGCGTCGTGCTGCTGCGGCCCAGTTCCTACAAGTCCACCATGATCCAGATGGTCGGGCGCGGGCTGCGTACCGTCGACCCCGAGGAACATCCGGGCATCGTCAAGACCGACTGCGTCGTGCTGGATTTCGGCACCTCCAGCCTGATCCACGGTACGCTGGAACAGGATGTCGATCTCGACGGCAAGGCCGAGGCTGGTGAAGCCCCGACGAAATCCTGCCCCGGCTGCGGCGCCGACATCCCGCTGGCCGCCACCGAATGCCCGCTCTGCGGTGAGGCTTTTCCGCGGGAGGACGAAGAGGTCGGTGAAGGCGGGGCCGCCGCGCCGCTCTCGGGCTTCATGATGACCGAGATCGACCTGCTGAAGCGGTCCAGCTTCGCGTGGGTCGACCTCTACGGCACGGACGACGCGCTGATGGCCACGGGCTTCGCGGCCTGGAGCGGCATCTTCTGGCTGGACGGGGTCTGGTACGCCATCGGCGGGGCCAAAGGCGAACGCCCGCATCTGCTCGGCGTCGGCGAGCGCACGGTCTGCCTCGCGCAGGCCGACGACTGGCTGAACACCCACGAGACCGACGAAAGCGCCTTCAAGACCCGGTCCTGGCTGCGCCAGCCGCCGACCGAAAAGCAGCTGCAGTACCTGCCGCCCGAGTGCCGCCATGACTTCGGCCTGACGCGCTACCGCGCCTCCGCGCTGATGACCTTCGGCTTCAACAAGCGCGCCATCCGGCAGCTGATCGACACGGCCGCCCGGCCCGAACGGAGGGCGGCATGACCCATGTCCACATCCACCCCCATCACGGCCGAGGACCGGCGGCGGCTCTGGCATCCGCGTGGAACGCTCTGTGCTGTCTGCCGGCAACCCACCCGTGGTTTTGGCTGGTTCGATCCGCACCGCCCGGCGGCTTTGCCGCCAAAATCATCGAAACGTGCGCGTCCGCGCACGGGGCGACCCCGGCCATCGGTCTGGTTCTGCTCGATGCCCTGCCAGTCCTTCTGGACGCGCTTGGCCAGGGAGCGTTTCGCCATGGTTGACCTGACCGAGGAGGAGCGCGCCGCGATCACCGCCACCATGAAGCGCGTGGCGCTGCTGATGGACGAGATCGGCTGGGCTACTCCGCTTTCCAATCTGACCGAGGCGCAGGTGCGCGCGCTGATCGAGGAAGCCGTCGAGGGCTTTCGCGAGGCCATGTCCGACATCGCCCGGGCGCAGACGCCGGAGGTGCCGTTTTGACCCTCGATTACAATCACCGCCCCAGCTTCGCCGACCGGGTGAACGCCGCCGTCGATCAGGCGCTCACCGCCGATCAGGCCACGCGGCCACCCCGCGACTATCTCGGTGGCTCGCGCCTCGGCCATGCCTGCGAGCGTGCGCTGCAGTTCGAGTTCACGGCGACGCCGAAGGACGAGGGCCAGAACTTCAGCGGCCAGTCGCTGCGCATCTTCACCATCGGCCACGTGCTCGAGGATCTGGCCGTCGCCTGGCTGCGCGGCGCGGGCTTCGACCTCTACACCCGTAAGGGCAACCGGCCCGATGGCGGCCAGTTCGGCTTCTCGGTCGCGGGCGGGCGCATCCGCGGTCATGTCGACGGCATCATCGCCGCCGGGCCCGAGGGCTTCGGTCTCGCCGTTCCCGCACTGTGGGAATGCAAGACCATGAACGCGAAGAACTGGCGCGCCTGCGTCAAGGACGGCGTGACCAAGTCGAAGCCGGTCTATGCCGCCCAGGTCGCCGTCTATCAGGCCTACATGGAAGCCAGCGTGCCCGGCGTCTCGGCCGCGCCCGCCGTGTTCACCGCGATCAACAAGGACACGGCCGAGCTGCACCATGAGCTGGTGCCCTTCGACGCCGATCTCGCGCAGCGCATGTCCGACCGGGGCGTGCGGATCCTGCAGGCGACCGATGCGGGCGAGCTTCTGCCGCGCGTCGCCACCACGCCCGACTTCTTCGAATGCCGCTTCTGCCCGTGGTCCGATCGCTGCTGGGGGCTTCCGGCATGAGCAACGACGGCATCCTGCACTTCAACCCCTGGACGGACTTCAACGACGGGCCGCCGTCCGAGAACCCCTTCGGCTGCGATCCCGACCCCGGGCAGATCGCCGTCTTCCTCGACACCGTGTTCAGCTGGTGCGAGGGGCTGATCCCGCTCCGCGGCTTCGTCGACAAGGGTCAGGGCCGGGACGGCAAGCCGCACAACATCTGGATCCCGGCCGACGAAACTGCGCCCGAGAAACTCGCAACCTTCGCCGGATGGGCGAACCGCGAGGGGGCGGCCGTCTATGTCATCCCCGGCACGGTCGCCGAGCAGGGGCAGGCCCGCGCCGCCGACGTGCTGCAGATGCAGGCCATCGTCGTCGATCTCGACGCGGGCGATATCCCGGCCAAGCTGGACCATGTCGCCCACCACCTCGGCGCGCCCACGCTGATTATCGAGAGCGGCGGGCGGACGCCCGAGGGTGCCGCGAAGCTCCATGTCTGGTGGAAACTGACCGAACCCGCTGAGGGAGAGGATCTCGCCACCCTCTGCCGCCTGCGGGGAGAGATCGCGGTGAAGGTCGGAGGAGACACCCATTTCCGCTCGGCGCATCAGCCGATCCGAGTGCCTGGCACGGTCTATCACAAGCACGGCCACCAGCGCCTTGTGCAGATCCGCGAACATCGCGACGTCGAGGTGGACCTGGCGGATTTCGCCGAGAAGGTCGCCGAGATGCCGCCGCTGCCCGGCGTGGGCTTCGCCAGCGACCTCACCGCAGCAGCCTCGAAGCCCGGCATCGACGCGGTGCTCACCACGCCGGTGCGCGAGGGTGCTGTCGACGACTGGTCCCGCTTCCAGGGGGCCAGCGCCGCCATCGGCCATTACGTGCGCCTGGTTCACGAAGGCCGCCTCGACCCCTTCGCGGGCTGGGAGGCGATCTGCGGCTACAACGCCGCCATGCTGCGCCCGTCCTGGCCGCTCGATCGGCTGCAGGCCGAGTCCGAACGCCTCTGGGAGCTGCATGTGAAGCGAAACGGCCCGCCGCTCCTGCGCGCGGCCCACGCCGATGCCCCGGCCAGCCCATTGCCGACCTTCAGCCTCGGCGCACTGCTCGACGACACGAGCCCCATGCCCGAGGACATCATCGGGCCGCGCGTGCTGACCCCGGGCGGTCTCCTGGTGCTGGGCGGCGCGCCCAAGGTCGGCAAGAGCGACTTCCTGATCTCCTGGCTCGTGCACATGGCCGCCGGCGTGCCGTTCCTCGGCTTCACGCCGCCCCGGCCGCTCCGCGTGTTCTACCTTCAGGCGGAGATCCAGTATCACTACCTGCGCGAGCGCATGCAGCAGATCGCGCTGCCCGCCGCCGTGATCGCCGCAGCGCGCGACACCTTCATCGCCACCCCGAAGCTGAAGCTGCTGCTCGACGCGGAAGGCGTCACGCGCGTGGCCGAGGCGATCCGCGCGGCG